AGTGATGTAAAACTAACAAAATCAGAAGTGCAAGACCTAGCTTTAGGGTGTACTATGGAAGAAGGCTCAACGAATTCTGATAAAAATAGCAAAGCTACTTTTAAAGGTACTGATTACGGCGATGACGCGCAAGTCGAATATGCCGGGGAGTTTGAAGACGATAGTGAAGGGTATATTGGTTTTTATGAAAATAATTAAACACAACTAGTTAGAAAAAAACTATGAAAAATTGCGAGCGAGCAGAAGGGATAATATGGAAATAGATACAGACAACGAGTTAGAAAAAAACTATGAAAAATTGCAAGAGTGGTTAAAGAGTTGCCCATTGGAGTGGCAGGAAGTCGGACACCCCTCAAGCGAGCTAGCCACAGTTAATTTTACATTAATAAAAGATGAATAAGTGGGAAACCTTAATAAGGTTTAATCACTATGTATGGTGCAAAGAAAATGGCCGAGATACAAAGTGGTTTGAAACCGACAAGCGCAAGCGACAAGCGGGAAGGCCCAAGCGACAAGCGAACACGCAAGCGACAAGCGAACGCGCAAGCGACTAGTAGTCTTTGATATATCCAGGTGGTAAAATTAATCTTTCTTCTTTGTTTGGCTTTAATACAATTCTAATAGACTCAGCCCCAGGCGTGCCTATGGCATGCTCTTGTACTTCAATTCTTTTTATCTCTTCAAGATAACCGTTAACGTGAATAAATATTTTAGCATTGGACACAGCATTACCTTTACGACCATTCGTAAATTTATCTAAATATTCTTGTAAGTGTTTAACGTACATATTTCTTTATACTCCTTGACATAATAGGATTGTTCCCTTAAATTGTCAAGTATGGGTAGACCTAAAAGATTAACAGAAATGCAGAAAAGATTTGCAGAACTCATCGTATTCGGTGGGCCTGATGGGTATATGTCTCAAACCGAGGCCGCGATTAAGGCAGGTTATAGTGAGAAGAGAGCTAGAAGTGAGGGATCAGAACTTATGAACCCAAGAACATCACCACTTGTTGTTCAATACATAGATAAATTAAAACAAGAAAGACTAAGTAAGCATGAAGTGACTTACGAAAAACATGTTGCTGAGTTAGATAGGATCAAGGAACAAGCACTTAAAAAAGGTTCATTCTCATCGGCTGTAAATGCTGAAACTAATAGAGGTAAAGCGGCCGGATTATACATTGATAGGAAGATAATTAAAACAGGTAAATTAGAAGAAATGTCTATTGAAGAATTAGAAGCTAACATTAAAAAGATCGAAGAAGACTACTCAGAAATTATAAACGTCACTCCTGAAACTAAAAAACTACAATAAATTAAACAACTTTATTTTTATTAGGCCCATGTTTTATTCTGTACTTATGTGTACCTGTGCCATTGATATCTACTTCTTCTTTTAAAACCTTATTAAGAAATATTTCGTTCCAACCGTTTTTGTAGGCTTCGCTTGGTGGTCTTGTTCTACCGTCGTATCTTTTGCCTTTTTCTCTTTTCATAAATCTTCCTCTTGTTTAGGTAAATAAACATCAACTGCCGCTTGGCAATTAGGACAACTTAAATTCGTTACCCTACTATAAAACTCGTCTTCGTCTTCAATATCGTGATCTCCACCCCAAATTAATTCTGTCTGACAATGCCAACAATTCATATTTTTATCTTTTCCATTTTAGATATTATACATTTTGGAAACACATTTCTATCAGAAAATACGGCAGCATCACTGTCATAAGATGCAAATGTCCACACATGTTTTTTATCTTTCTCAAACACATAAGCTTGTGTAATCATGGTAGCCGGAGTTAAAGATTTCATTTCATTGGCATCTGCATGCCCGGAATCACCGCACGGATCGATCCAAACTATTTTGTAAAAATAATATTTTTTGTTGCCGATGATGGCATGTTTGTATTTAGATTTTTTTCTTCTTTTTGCCATAATCTTGCCACATTTGAGTTTACCGATACCTAAAAAGGAATTTCTATTATAGTGCGCTTAAAATAAAAAATCCATGAAAAGGTGTCGGCATGGTCAAAATACCCCTAAAATGAGCTTAAAACCGTTGGTATTACTCACTTTATTTACCGACACTTTGGGTGTCGGCAGGGTGTCGCCGCGATATCGCGGTCAAAAATGCACATGTACCACAGGTTGAAAAACAGCTAAAAAACCCAAAATGGACAGCATTTACCGACACTACCGACACCTTGCCGACCCCTTCCCGACACCTTGGGTGTCGGCATTTCCTGTCACAATCCTGCCACATTCTTGCCACATTTACGTCTTAATTTTACCTTTAATAAATTCTTCTGCGGTCACCTGAACCGTGGTCCCTGCTCCATTAACCAACTCATAATACTCATTGATCCGCTCTAAGGCCTTATGCTGGTACTTCTTCAACTCAAATCCACCGATCTCAAACTGTTGATAGTATAAATCTGGCGTGCACATCATGATCACAAACTGTTCTACCTTAGATTTATAAACATAGTTATGTGCCATCACATACATAGCACCTTGCAAGAAGTAATCCTGGACCCATTCGACCCGTTTTGGACGATTCGATTGTTTAAAGTCTACAATAGACTCTTTTCCATTAAAACTACATACAAGGTCCGTGGAGCCCGCGTAAAGGCCCGGATAGTAAAGGGTTACCTCCGACCCATAATACCCATCAATCGCTAAAAATCCGGTATCTATGACCTTCTGAGCCATACTTTTAGCCTTCTGTCCTAGCTCAGTCATATCCTCATAACCCTTACCCAAAACATAGTTCTCTAAGTATTTGTGCATGGATGTACCCCGACTCGATGATACATTTTTAATACGTTCCGCCTCAGCTTCACCCACCTTAGCTTTCCATTCTTTTAAGAACGTTTGATCCTTGGTCCGTGATAAAATAGTCGTGACACTAGGTAATCTAATACCGTGTACATCATAGGTTCGTGGTCCTTCACCATTGATTTGTCTAAAACTACTATAACTATACTTATCTAATTTCTTTATCATTTGTTTTTTCATAATGGTTAATAATTTTTGTTAGTTCAATCTTTTTCGTTAAAGCATAAGGTTGTATAGCCTTTGCTATCTCATACGCATCTCTAAAACCTCTTCGCCATCTATACTGCATCTTATGTTCGCGTCTTGGTTTCTCTCTTAAATTACCACCGAACGTATCACAGCACCACTCTACCGTAGGTTTATCGGTCATAACGATTTCCATTTGTATACGCCAACATTTATATCTTCCATGGGGTTTATTAGCCCAATATTTTTTGTAAGTGATATTCCCTTCACCATCAAACAAACCTGCAAGATATGCAAATTTATTTTTTATATCCTGTTCCATGGTCCCTGTTCCGCCAACGTTTGTTCCATGCATATACACTCATCTTACTTCCGATATGTTCCATCCAAGATAAAGGTATATCTATAAATCTTTTATACTTTCTTTTTATAAGATCGATTGTATCCGGTATTGTCTTCATTTATATTTATCCTCATCTAATATATCTTCAATAGTAATTAAATAATGATACACTTTACCTTTATAGTGTCTATACATACGTAATGTTGCGTGACCAGTATATTTAGCATCTTCTTTATAGTTATTATGGGTATCATCAAAATCATAACCATCTCTATAATTTAAAGGTTCTCCTTCTTTATGTTTTTTTATCATAAAACTTGTTGAGCCATAAACCGATTGATAATGATTTTTGTTTATGTTTTTTCTTTTATGTTTAAATTCAGAATTGTCTTGAGCATTTATAGCATCTTCAACTCCTGAAAATCGTACATCTAAAAATCTTTTAAAAATTTTATCATACAATGGTCTTGGCATTTTTTTTGTTCTTTTTTTTCTTTCTTTAATCATAATCAGCTTCTCCTGCAGTTAAATCAATCCAACTATATTTATAACATAACCTAGAAAGTAGATCCCATTTGCCTGTTTCTCTACATTTTTTAGCTATACATTTTATTCTAAATACTAATGCGTTTTTATTTTTCATTTTTTTCCTTACTAAATAATTTTAAAAACTCAGTGTATGCTGTTCCTCCGTTATATTTTTCTTCTTTAAGATCTTTATTTAATTTTTTTAAATCTTTAACTTTAACTTCATCAGAAATAGTACCACCGTGCATGGCTATTTCATCTTTCCATACTTGTATTTTCTCATCTTCTTCGTTCATTTTTTTCTCTTTCTATGTCTACCCATGTACCATTCACCAGGTTCATAGTCCCATCGTTTACCGTGATGACCTCTGATATCTGCGTACCACATTCTTAGTTTGACTATTAATTTTTTTATTATCATTTTGTGCCTGTTGTTATGAATCTTGCAATCGTTGTCCAAGGGTTAGGTTCATAGGTTTTACTACAACCCACTAGAATAAAAAAGCTTAGGATTAATATTATTCTCATAGTGCTCCTTTATTTCTAAATTGTTTAAGCGTATCTTCTAACTGTTTCGTAAGTCTTTGATTATCAAGTCTCACTTTAATAAGTTCCTCTGTTAACATGTCGATATTTTGGTGTAAATATTTATTTCTCTCTATCCATATTTC